TTATGCCTCCTGTGAAGCATAACCTCCTTCAATTGCTACTTCTTTTACCTTTTCTTTTTTCTGCTTGATTTTCAGCATAAATGTCCCTGTACCTGCCTGATTTCCATATTCTTCAATATAGTCCACCACAAATACATTTGTCATGTCAATTTTTCTTACCATCTGACCTGCAGAAATTATTTCCAGCGAAGCCTGTCTGTAAGCATCACTCGATTCTGACGGTACCAGCGACCATCTGGCTACTTTTCTTGTATCGTCTTCAGCGTCTCCACCTGCCGCCGCTAAAATTTTCCCTTTAATTTCAAGTATTACGCTTAGGTCTGTCGCACGTGCATTCGAGTCGTCTGGAGTTTCTGATATGTACCTTACATCAAGTATACTCTCCTTATCCAGTAAAATTTCTTCAGTTTGCCCTTTCACATTAAGTCTGAATATAAATATAATATTTTTTCTTGTTTTTTTAAAATTCATTTTTTGTTTCAAACGTTTATTTTTACTCTAAAAAACTTTTAAAGTTTTTGTTTTGTTTTTGGAAACAATGTTTTTTAAAAATAAACCTGTTATAAAATTTTAGGGGAAAAATTAGGGAAATTTTCTTTTTTTTACTTCAAAAAAAGCCCGATAAGGGCTTTTACTTTTTTAAAGCTTTATACTCTTCTTCCGTAATTCGCTTTACCATATTTTTTAATTTGTCCATTTCAAAAACTTTATCATATTTTCTGCCTACAAGATATTTTCTCAAAAGTTCTATCTCTTTTTCTGTCAATATTTCTTTCAAATAGATGTGATAAAAAAAGAGAAATTTTTCGTACTTTTTATTTATTCTAAATACCTCATTATCTATTTGTACGTGGATATAGTTCTTATACATATAAATACACCTCTTTATTTTAATTATACCTTGTTTATTGTAAAAAGGAAATTATAGGTTATAATAATGTTGAGGTGATTATATGTTATTAAGAACAGGAGAACAGATTGAGAACGACTTGTTTCATATATTTGAGACAGTCGAACTGGATTATGAGGAAGTGGAGAAAAAAGTAAAAATAGATGCTGAAATAATAGAAAGTATCATTTCAGGAAATGAATTTTCTTATATAAAAGAATGGCTTAAATTAATCAAATTTGTGAATAAAGATATGGAATATATAGAATGTAGTGATACGATCACACAAATACAAGAAGATATTTTCTTGTATGGAGGAAAGAAACTGTACAAATTAAAACATAAAAGAAGAAGTAGAAAGCATGTAAAATTTATAGAAGTAATTGACTATGAAATAATGGAAGAAGACGACCTTGGAACTTGCCTGATACTTTCAGAAATACTCATGCTATTTGAATTTCAGAACAGTATTATATAAACAAAAAGAGCCAATAAGGCTCTATACATGATGCACTATTAAAATAATAAATAATAACAAACTACAATATTTACATTACAAAATGCTACTATTAAAATTACTAATGATAACAAACTATAATATTTACATTGCACTATGCACTATTAAGTTAATATATTATACCCCTTTTCCTAAAAAAGTCAAGTTTTTTTATATCTCATCCCCAACTTTGATACTATTAAACTTTGATATGAAATTTTTAACATTCTCTAATTTTGGACTTTCTTTTGTCAATATCGAGTAACTCTCCTGAACATCTGGAAACCAAACAGCTGATAATTCTGTAAAAAAGAATATTTCGCCAGATTTTTGAGCTTTGTAACTATAAATTGCCACGCCAAAATATCCTATTTCAGTTTCTTTTAAGAGTTTTACACTTTCTTCAAAATCTTTATATTCTTTTTCACTATATCTTTTTTTTATTTCTTTCTTAAAATCATCAAAAAAATCATCCGTTACCCCATATACTCTCATTTCTCAATCTCCTTTTTATATAGCTAATAATAATTATGAATATATTCTTTTCTTTATTTTGCAATAGTTTCTACTCATCTGATATATTTCCTTTGTTGTGTATTTTGAAAATAATTTAAATAAATTATTATCATAGTCATATTTATCAAATTCTTTTTTCTTAAGTTCTTCAATTTGATCCACTAACTCTTTTGAAAAGTTTTTGCTTAACCCAATAAGTCTTAAATTTTTTATTTCTCCATTAAGACTGTTTATAAGAACAAGATTTAAAGAAAAACCTTTATCCCCTGTTTCGAGTTCTTCCGTATTTATATTGAATTCTTGTTCAAGATGCGGTGAATATGGAGCATCCATTATTTCCAAATTTCCAATTTTAAATGTAAAAAAAAGCACATTTTCTAAAATTACACTCCTTATTTCAAAATTCTGTTCAGACTTGAACTGTTCTATTTCATTCGAATCAGGATTACTAAAAAAAACTTTTAATTGTATCCCAGTTCCATTTACATTTATCCTGACACCATCTTCTCCAATTGCATATTTCTGTGTTTTTTCGCCTACTTTCAATATTTCCATTTTCTTCTCCTTTTTTTACTGTTTTATAAAATTATACTATTATTTTATTTTTTGTCAACAAAAAAAGGGCAGTCATAAAGATTACCCTATATAAATATCCCTATTCCTTTTTTTATTTTTTCTTTATTAGCTTTTATTGTTTCGTCTGTTTCTTCGAAAACTCCAAAACGGTCAAATCCTACAATCAGAACTAGCACTATTGCATTAGTCCCGATTAAAAGCCACATGTCTTCTCTTTTAGATTTTTCCTCTATATAATGAAAGAGTCGCTCAGGATATTTATTTTTCAATTCTGTTTTTATCATTGCCAAATTCTGCTTTCTCTGATAGCTTCTTAATTTTAATGTCATAACTGAGTTTAAAAAAACTAGCCCTAACATTATTATAAGAAATTTACGGCTTCTGTGATATATTTTCATTTTTATCACTCCGTTTCTTTACAAACCCGAACTTTTCCAGTAACAGTTCTAAAAATCCTGTACTGATTCCGTATCTTTTTTGGTTTACTGTTTCCAGCAGAGCTTCTCCAAAAAATCCTAAGACTGGACTTAGTGGGTATAGAAACTCTGCTTTCAGATGCCCAATGATTTTATTAAGTGAAAGGGCAATAGCCATTGTCATTCCAGCAACGGCTATTCTTTTTACATATGGTTTCACTGGTTGGTTATCTATCATTTTCTGTGCAACTACACCAAACAGCACTCCTGAAAAGAACAATATAAGGAAAAGTCCATGATTATCTATAATTTCCTGTAAGTCCTTCAACATTAATTGCCTCCAAATTTATTTGTTTAAGTAGTAAATAAATCCTGCCCTTGCAAGTAATTCTCTATCGCCTTTAAAATTGTCACGATAATTTATGTCTGCATATATGTTGCTACGGCTATAATCACGCTTATAGTCAATTACATTAAAATTAAGCTTGTTATCAGTAGCAGAGAGTTTCCCACTCTCTACCACTTTTTCAATTGCTTTATCTACTACCTTTTCAGTTGTCTTTTCAATTATTTCTTCTGTTTTCTGCTCCAGCTTTTCTACTATTCTTCCATTTTTGGTGTTTTTGCTAAACCCACTATTTTGTCTTCATTTAATGCTCTTTCAATTTCTCTTGCTATTGCATGTTCATCAATTAACCTGTCAACAGTCGGTCTTAACCTTGGAGGGAATGCTTTTAACACCAAATTTTGTACTCTTAATACAGCTTGGAATAATACTTCCTCGTTTGGTTTTGTGCCTTTAAGGATATCTCCAAAAGCAATACCGTTTGGAATATATTTAGTAACCAATTTAACTATTTTTCTATTTATCAAAAATTTATAAAGTTTGATAAATCCTTTTCCTAAAATTGTAACTAAGTACGCTCCTGCTGATACTCCGATTAAGTTTAACACATTTTGTCCTGCTCCATTTAAAATTTGTAATAAAAATTCTTTCATTTTTTTCAACTCCCTTGTCTTTTTTATTTAATTTACGTTTTAAGCCACGTAATAGGCTTGAATTTCAATTCTTTTTATTTCTTTGAGTTTTTATACCTAATTCCTTTTCAAATTGCTTAAAACTAAAATATAAAGGTCTTTTTTTTGTTAGACTCAAAAAATGATAAAATTGAGCCTATAAAATTTTTTGGACTTAAAATTTCAAAAAATTAAGTCTTAAAAATTTTCTTTCAGAAATTTTTCTTTTCTATCTACCCTGTTCAACCAGCCTCTCAAAAAAACTCTCTGCGTTGGTCTACTTGCAACAATGCCATGATAAAACCTACGTTGTAACTCATGATAGACTTGTAAGAACTTGTCTGTGTCTACATGATTTAATGCAAATAATGTTTTATTTCCTATTTTCCCATCAGTTGCCAAATCAGACCCGTCGATAATATTAAGAGCCTGCTGTGCTTTTTTAGCACCCCATGTTCCACTATTAACAATCCAATCGCAAATTGATAACGATATTTTATCACTAACAATTTCATCCAATCTGTTACCATGATAATATTTTTGGTTATATATATATTCTGCCATTTCAATCGGCATATCTCTCATATGCCCTTTATATCCAAACCCCCTTGCCTCTCTTTCTATGATACCGTACTTTGTTTTTCCGCCTCTGTCATTTTTATCATTTGAATAACCTCCTTCTACTTCTAATAAATATTCAAATATTTTTTTGAATCTATTCATTACATCACCTCTTTTCTAATCTTTGAAAAAATCATTAACATCTAATTCCATTAGTTGCTCTATGCTGTATCTTTCAAGTCCTGTTACAGCCATTTGTTCAGCTATGTCTGCAACTTGAATAATATCTTGTATTTTTTTAGATAAAACTTTTAATTCTTCTCGGTTTAACTCAATAAATTCAACTAAACCTTTTCCATTTTGTGCTTTCACTTTTTCTATTTTATTTTGATCCAGCACCCACATTAATGAGATTTTTAGAGACAATCTATTTCTATTTTTCTCATTGTTCTCAAATGTGTATTTTTTGCCATTTTTATCAACAGAAATTGCCTGATTCAAGTAATTTGATTTTGCTTCTGCCAAGTCCTGTAATAATTTCTTTTTTAATTCATTCTTTTTACTTTCCAACAAAGAATTGTCAATTTTCCATGTGTTAGTTGTTTTATCCCATGTAGACCATTCGTTTGGCTTTGCAACTCTTTTAACAGATTTAGTCTTTTCATCTAAATACTCTCCATCTGCCAAAAATAATTTCTCCGCAATAATCTGTTCATATTCATTCATTTCTCTTAATTCGCCTGTTTCTGCGTCTAAAACAGGATTTATGAGAAACGAAGTTGAATAAACCATTGTTTCAGAATCCCAATCCGGGAAAAACAAGCTAGGTTCTTCCTTAAATTTTTCGACACCGAGTGTCATTGGTTGTGCTATTAATTGCAATGTATCTTTTTCATAAATATAGATTATCATTATTATTCCTCCTTAAAATCCGATTTTTCTTCTCATTTGAATTAATTTTTCTTTTCTATCTCTTGCACTTTTCTTTTTTATATAATGTTTCTTAGTCACATCAATTCCACTATGATTTGCAAATTCACTCGCTAAGTCAATTCCTCCGACTTCTGCCAGTAAATTAATGCTTGTCTTTCTAAGTGAATGTGGATATAGATTATCTATTTCCACAAGTTTTCCTATTTTCCTAACTCTATCTCTTATAGTGCTTTTACTCATTTGCTTGAATATTCCTCTATATTTAGTAACAAATAAGTATTCAGCACTGTTTTTTCTACATTTTAACCACTCCTTTATAAGCCCTATCGTTTCTTCAAAAATTGCAAATTCCACAATTTTTTGTTCTTTTTCCACAATTCCGCTTATTATTCCGTTCTCTAAGTCAATATTTTCTAATTTTATTGACTGTAATGCACTAATTCTACAAGCTGTATCAATTATTAAATTGAATATTATCTGATCTTGTAAATCATATTTTTCAGATAATTTCATTTTCACTTGTATTTTCACTATTTCTTTACTACTTAAATAGTAGCTTTTTCTCCTCTTTTCCACATCTGTGACTTTTAACCTGTCCAGTTTATCCCGAAACGGATGCACTTCTATCAATTCTCTTTTAACAGCCCATATATAAAAACTTGATATAGCTGTTATTTTATTGTTGATAGTCCGAGCATTATTATTGAGCTTCTCCCTACAGTGTCTTATGTATTTTTCCATTATGCTTACAGTACTCTTTAAAGTATCTTTGCTTAACAAATACTTATTACCCTCGTATTTCTTCAAATACTCAATGAACAATTTCATACTATTCATATATGTTCTATATGTCGTATTTTTTACCACCTCATTCCTCGCTATACAACTGTTCAAATATTCCTCATAGATTTCCCAATTCTTATTATTTTCCATTTGAATCACTCCTATACTTTTATTTTTAGTATAGCTTATGTGTAAATTGGAAAATTTATCCAAAGTTCAGCAAGCGAAACTTTATGTGCATGCGGAAGCAATAGGGCAAGGCAGAACTACATGTAATATTGTAGAAAAAGTTGGAAGTATAGTAACTATAATATTTGATAGTGGGAATGCTCTAAGAAATATCAATGATAACACTGTAATTTTCCAAATCCCTGACGGTTTTAAGCCAAAAACATTTTTGTCCGTAAACGCTTCGCAATACAACACTTCGAACGGGACAGTATATATTGAACCTAGCGGAATTGGTAAATGGAAAGGTGCAACAGTCAATTCTGCCAGCATAATATTTTCAGTCAGTTATATTGTTTAAACTAAGTTTATTTAGCTAAATATACCGCATTGATATATAACGCGGAGCTTGTTCGTGCCCCACGCCACACTACATTACCGTTTGTTTCTATGTGAGCCGCTCCACCACTGGCAGAATTAATTATTCCAACGCTGACTGGAGTTAAGAACTTTGGACGAAATTTTTCAGGGATATTAAAAAGCACTTCTCCGTAATTCCGACCGTTGTAAACTTCGTTGGAATCTACAGTCAGAATACAAATATTTCCAATTTTGTGAATTACTCCGACCGTGAGCCTTGAATCTATCGCATAGCTTTCAACACTGGATAAATTTTCCACTTTATCCGAAAGTGGCTTATTAGATATAGCTCTAAACTTTGATCCGTCGTTATAAGTCAAGTTATTGTTAGCAATGCACTCATAATAATATTTCAAAGCTTTATCATAGTAAAACTTTCCAGTAACTTTCGCTCCTGTGTCCTGAATATTCCCTCCATACTCTAATCCAATTATTTCTGCCAGTCTTTTTCCCTCTAAAACTGTATCTGTTTCTGTTCCTAATATATTTCCAGCATTTAAATAAAAAGCATTTTGATTATAAGTAATAAAGTAATATCCTTTAGTTCTTAAACTTCCTTTTTTTACTGCTTCATTAGCCCCATTTTTCACTGAATATAATGGATATTCTGAGTCATTAATATTTATTACTGAATTGTTGTACTGATTTTCATTATCAATTTGCAATAACAATTTCAATCCATCAAACAGGCCAAACTCTTTTAATCCATTTACAGACACTGTATATATGTCTTTATCTGTTCCAGTTGTTCTGACTGTTTCAACAAAAGGAATTAATCCTTTTTGAAAATTATTCAGAATATCAGCTGTCAAAGTTGTCCCTATCTGTGTTGCTGTCTGTTCCCCTTGCCATTTATGTCTTACAAGTCCAGTACCTACATCATCGGCTTTTTCTACTTTGTACACATCCAAGTTTGTTCCGAGCCAATCTTTTATTTTTTTAAACATTATCTTACCCCCTCCTGTGTTATTAAGTTTATCCTTGCTAGATTTGTTTCATAGTTCTTTATCTGAGATATTTCATCATAAAAACTGTCAGTTATATGTAATATCCTTTTTATTCCAACAAAAGCACCACCACTTATATAGTTTGCGGTTTGTACTTTATATTTAAAATCTATTGTTAATTCAACGCCCTTTGCCCTTATATCAAGCAAAGTATTTTTTATACTGTTTCTTAGATAACTGGGTAGTCTTTTATTCAGGATCAGATATAAAGTGCCACCTTTGGTTTCAAAATTTTCTTTGATTAGATTATTACTTCCAAAACTTCCTTTAAAAACATTTAAACCATTTATATTATGACTTCCAGTAGTTTTTTTTACTCCTTCTTCAAATACAAATATATTCTGTTCTATGTCTTCTACAATAATTTTCAATACATTCAGTAAAGTTTCGAAAGTGGCATTCTTAGTCTGTGAAGCAAGTTCCGCCAGTAGCCTTTGCCTGTATATGTTGTCATTTTCCCTGTTTTTTCTTTTCAGATTAAAAGTATTTCCAAATTTATCTAAAACATAGCCTTCCGCCTTTAAAATATCCAAACTTTCAAGCAATTCATATAAGCTTTGACTTGCCTGTCTTATTTCTTCAAGATATATTTCAAGTAGAAAATAGTTATTGCTTTCACTATCCCTACGATACATATGTGGAAATCTGCTTATGACTTTATCTGTGTATTCTTTGCTATCCTTATACAT